TCCTTCTCTGCCTAGCCTTGTTATTCTTTGCTCTATTGGATAGGCGTACGCCACAACAAGGACAGAATAAACCTTCGTATTTTAGGCACACACAGCACTTGCTGCATTTTTTATAATCTGTTTCTGCTATATGCCTTACAGTTTTCCTATGTTCATATATAGGCTCTAGGCATGTGTTTTTACAAATTAAAGCCATTATTTTCTCCCGTCACATGTATGGTTGGGTAGTTGCATTTGGTACTTTAGTTCTATCACGCACCACACACACTCCCTCATGCTTTACCCTCATGCTTTGCTAATTCCGCTTTTAACTTGTCTACTTGTTCTTGTAACGATAAGATATAATCTGCTATCTCTACACTTGATTCGTTTGGATAAACTTTGATCATTAACTCATCGTCATATTCTTTTTCATAGTCATTATCGTTTATGTCTTCCCATGTAGTGAATCTGTCTTTGGTTAGTTTCATTCCCTCATCTCCCAACTGCCCTTAATATGATGATGTAGAACACAAAAGTCCATGTATGACTCTTTACATATCAAACAGTAAGGATGAAGTCTTGGCGTACCAGTCATTACTTTATTCATTTTTACAATCCTCACAGTTATCTGGATCTTTGCATACAGGGTTGTGATTACCGTCCCTAGTAGGGTGTTTGGTATCACGTTTTCTTATTGTTCTGGTCATTTTCATTCCCTCACAGCATGACTCCAAACGTGGTAGTCTCTTCAGGCTTGAAGATTGTATGTCCGTTGTTACACGTTATACTTTTATTATCATCTAATGCGTAGGCTATAATGCTTGTGTTAAAAAGCAAATTTTTAATGTTCTTGCATGAAGGACAGTCCTTGCTTTCGCAATCCTCGCAAAGTTGTTTTTGCGAATAGCACTCGTCACAGTCCCAAGTCATTGCATTTTCTCCTCGCCTTGTTTTACAAAGCCTTCATTCAATTCTGGTAAGGATTTTGATTTGTATTTCTCAATGTCCCCGTCAACTCGTTTTTTGCCTTCGGCTATCAAAGTTCCCTGCACTCGAAATAGGCAGCGTCCTAAGTCACGTTTACTATGTACAGCGATTAATTTTTGACACGCAATACACATCATCATTTGTATTTGTTTTGATCCTATCATGTTATTATTACACCCAAACGTTATATAAATCTATCTAATAAAAAAAAAGACGTCTATTTGACGTATGGTTTGATGTATGAGATATAATATGACTGACTGGCTAGTTTCCAGTTCTCATATACACTATCACAAAAATCAAAGTATTGTTCTGATATGTCTTTTGTTACCATACATTACCACTAATAACCATCTATATAAACGTAACTGAAAAAATAAAAAGAAAGTTAGGTTATAATCCTAAGATATTAACCATGACTTTTAGTTGTGCCATTGCAACGCCATACCAGTTCTCTGCCAATGCCTTCCACTCATCTCTGTCGTTTGTGATGGTGGTTATTTCATTTGCTAGGCTCGTATTGTTTGCCTGTAGTGCCAACACTTTGTTGTCCAGTTCTGTTGTGTCAACTGTTACGACTTGTTGTTGTACTTGCAACAAAGTTACGTTTGCGTTAAGCAACTCAATTTCCGTTCTTTGCTCTGCTATCTTCTCAACTGACTTGTTAAAGTTTGCCGTAACATCTGCAAGTGCTATTTGTAAAGCCTTTGCGTCAACGTCCCCGTCGTATGTTGCGACATTGTTGATACCAGTGCTTGTAGTTACCACCTCTAAAGGCTTCGCTACTACTGGCTCTGGTGTCGGTTCAACGTACACTGGTGCGACATACACTGGTTGTGGTGGTGCTACATAGACTGCTTCGGTATGAATAATGTTATATCCCCCCGTAGCCTCGTCAAATAGATACCAACCGTCAGTGTTATCTGCTGTCATGTAATCAGGTAAATTAAATACCAATCCTTCTCCAGCTTCAACTGTATGAGAAAATCCACCACTTAGATTAAACGTGTGTGTTACACTGCCAGTGTTAATTATTGTAAGTTCCCCCTCTTCCATCATTGTGATTTCAAAAGGAAAAGTGTCAACCGTAACACGATCTGGTGTTTCTGCATAAGCAAATCCAATTAGAGTTACAAAGATAACTAGCATAACTACTATTGGTGCTATTGTTGTCATTCCTATCATTACATAGTATGATATATATATCTAATATAAACGTATCGAATTAAACATGTATTGGAATGTCATATCTAACTGCTGTCTCTCTCTTATTTTTTCTTGAAACTGTTTTTGGTCTACGTTTACAGCAAGGACAGTTTTCATTAACTAAGTAAATTTTCTCTATCCATTTGTCGCAACGTCTACATAATACATGTGTTTTGTATGCGTTTCCAAATGGTCTATTATCAGGTATTCTGTCACATAATCCTTTGCAGCCTTTCATAAGTAGTTATACTATGTTAGCCTTAATTAAATGTTTGCATATCTAACGCAAATTTTCTAACAGTTCTTCATCGTATGTATTCATTTCATATCCATTTTCATCTTTGTATTTGCATCTTCTTTCAACTGTTTCTGTCTTATTGTTAAGTTTGAAAGATACATACAATAATATCAATCCTACTGGAGTTAGGAATAATGTAAAAGTTAAAAACAAACCTATAAAGAATAAAGGTATATTCATAATTATGTTATGAACACACTCTATATTAATCTTATTATAGGTCGGGACAAATCTTACGTGTTTGTCCACTATCGACCTGATAGAACGCTAGTTACCTAGTAACATATATACATGACACTACTATATAAAGTAAACACTAATAACAACCGTTCCCTTATCGAGTTATTATTAGGTGGTTTAAGAGGGCTACCTTATTATTCCCGACTTAACGGTGGGTAATCCCTGACAACCAATTATATTAATACACTACCTTATTTATAGGTTTAACTCTCATCTTCTTCTTCTTTTTCTCTTGCTTCTTTGACAGCGTCTTCGGATAAAAATGTAAGTTTCCAAAATGTTTTCTTATCATCAGTAGATATTGATGATTTAGGTAGTTTAGCAAATGCCAACTCAAACCATATTAATAGGGTTTTATAGTCGGTTACAGTAAAGTCAACCATATAATCTCTTTAAATAGGTAGTTTAAATTCTTTTGTATGTACACATTGGTATAGCCCTAGAACGAATTTTGACACGTAATTTGGTTCCACAGCAAGGACAGTGTATTCCTTCCCATTTTACAAACAATGCACATAATGTACATCTCTTACCACCATGTATATACATTCTATTACCATGTGGTGCTCTATATCTCTGACATACTCCTTTACAATGATGCATAATAAACTATATATTTGTCGTAATATAAGTGTTATAATGGAAGAAAAGTCCTTTAATGAGCCAAAAGAGGTAAAAAAACCTGTTAAAAAATGCTTGTGTACCCCTGAAATTGGTAAACACCCAAAATGTCCTGAACATAGTCTATAACACAATCTGACATAATTTTAACAATATTAGACAAAGTTTATTAACTAACAAATTACTGATATATCATGGGTATTAGAGATTCTCTTAGTGGATTAAGAAAAGCACTAACCCCAGTAAACAAAGGATACACTGATGCTACGACTAGACCTAGTATAGCACAACCTTATATGAGTACCGATACAGGTGCCAAACTACCAATTTTCCCATTCCCACTCATTATGATCTATGAGTTGGCAGATAACATTGATGCTATTAGAATTCCTATTGAGACACTTAACCGTGAGATGTTTAAGAACGGTTTTGAGATAGTAGAGAGATTCAAATACAAATGTGAAAACTGTGCAAAGACATTCCAATATGCACCAAACATTCACGATGAAAGTGAAGACAAAATAGATATGAAAAAAGTACAGTGTGATTCATGTGGAAGTTATGATATGAGAAGACCTGTACCAGAACACAGAAAGATTCTTGAAGACATTATGAGCAAGCCTGTAAATGGAAACATGCAAAACATGGAAGACCTTTCAAGACAGTTGGAAAGGGATTTGGAGATTGCAGATAACGCTTACATGTTATTGTTAAAGAATTATTTTATTGATGATATATCAGGAGAAATAGATCCACAGAAAACTGAGATTAAAGAACTTTTAAGAATTGATCCACCACAAGTAGCAATGATTGCTGACTCTGATGGTAGAATAGGTTATGATGATAAGAGACAAAAGATTTGGGTATGTCCTAGATTTGAACACAGAGATAAGAGACAATACACTGACAGATGTGATATATGTAACGCTAAATGCCTAAAGGCAATAATTGAAGTAAACTCTGTATATTCTATAGGTATTCCACACCCAAAGAGAGTAATTTACGGTGAAGGTGAAGTTATTTGGAAAGCAGGTAAATACAAACCAAGTTTAATTTATGGTCTATCTCCTATATTCGCTATATGGAGTAAGGCAATGTCATTGTCACACATGGACGAATATGTCAGAAAATACTTTGATAAAATGCGACCACCACGAGGATTACTTGTTGTTGCATCAAGAAACTACGAGACATTCAGAAAATCATGGGACGCATTAGAACAAAAAGCAACTGAAGATCCATACATGATACACCCACTTATGGTTGAATCTGACAAAGGTGGAAAGAACATGGCTAACTGGATAGACTTTACTGGTTCATTACAAGAGTTACAATTCATTGAAGTAAGAAAAGAGTTAAGACAAATCATTGGTGCAGTATATGGTGTACTTCCATTATACTACGGAGAGATGGTAGGTGGTTGGTCACAAGAAGGATTACAAGTTACAATTACAAACAGAGCAGTTAAATGGGGACAGGATATTTTATACAAATCATTCTTTAAGAAATTTGCAGAAGTCATGGG